ACCTCCGCTCCCGCAACACCGGATGGGGCCAGTCCGTCCTGCAGCTCATCTGGAACGCCTTCAAGCGCTACGAGACCGCGATGTCCGGCCTCGAGTCGATGACATCCGATTCAGACGTCTTCGTTCACAAGATCCCCGGACTGTTCAACCGTATCGCCGCCGGCAACGAGTCCGACCTGCGCAAGCGCCTTGAAGCCAACAATCTCAGCCGCAGCGTCTACGGCGGGATGGTTGTGGACGTCGAAGAAGACATCAGCTTCATCAACCGCGCGCTGAGCAACATCGCCACCGCGACCGACCCCTTCATCAAGGATCTGCAAGCCGCCACCGGCTGGCCCGCTTCCATCCTCATGGGTGACTCTCCTGGCGGTCTCGGTAAGGAAGGCCGCTTCGAAGAACGTGTCTGGTCGTCCCTCGTTGAGCAATGGCAAGAGGTCTACTGCCGCACCCCAATCACCGAGGTCTTCACCTACATCTTCGCCTCACGCGAAGGACCAACCCGCGGTCGCATCCCCGAGTCCTGGTCGGTGATGTTCCCCTCGGTCTTCACCCAGACCGAGAAAGAGAAGGCGGAGCTCCACCAGCTCAAAGCCGCTTCAGACGCTCAGTACATCCAGCTCGGCGTTCTGAACCCCCTGGAAGTCCGCGAGTCCCGCTTCGGCGGCACCACGTACTCACTTGACACAAAACTCAACGAAGCCGTCACCCAGCAGCTCATCGCCAGCACGGACGCCCAGTTCCAATCCCAGATGGCGGGCTACGACGCTCAACTGCAGGCCGCCGCGCAACCCCCGGCGCTCCCCGAGGGCGAAGAAGCTCCAGCCGAAGGTGGCGCTGTTCTGCCCCCCGCCGAAGGCGACCGCGGCGACGCCCTCTATGCCGAGGCCGAAGGCCTGCGCATCGTCATCACACACCGCCGCGGCGACGTCGTAGCCGGCCCACTCGTCGGACCCGACGGCCAGCGCATCGACAGCAGCGCTGCAGCCCCTGTGCTGATCCTAGGCCCACACCGCACGCGCACCCGCAAGCTCTACCGAGCTCGTTTCGCTCTCGACAGCGCCATCACCGATGGCCCTTACACCACCGGCTTCAATTCACTCCGCGCCGCCAAAGTTGCAGTCCAGCACTTCTTCCCCGGTCAGAATGTGGCAGGGCTTTCACCAGTGCCCGACGCCGAGGCTGACGCCTTCCGCGCCTACAACGAGGGGTACTGACCAGTGACGCCACGCAACACCACTCCCGAAGGATTCCGCACCGCGGCTTACCTGGCGACAAAAGCTCGCCTCGACGCCACAGCCCGCAGCCGCACCGGTAAAACAGCCCGCGGCGTCGATTGCAACCCACCCAACGTCAAATGTGGCGGCCGTTGCATCCCACCCAACTGGGATTGCCGCCTAGAGGGCAAGGGCCCTGACCCCCACCTGCGCGCCGTCCGCACCGACCCCGTCAGTGGCCTGGCCAACATCGAGCGCGGCGTCAAGCGCCTAGGCAAGGGCGTCCGCAAAGGCAGCTTCTCCGAGATCGAGGGCGGCAAGCGCGCCATTGTCCGCGGCATCGTCAAAGCCACCCCGGGCGACCTGCAGCGCAAGAAGGCCCTCCAAGCCCAGCTCGAGCGCCGCGCCGGCGGCATCGCCGCTGCTCTCGCTGTAGTCGGCTTCGGTCTGTTCACCCACAGCCAACTCAAGAAGGCCCCCTTCTACCGCGACGGCGTGGGCCGCCAGATCGACGACGCCGTTGCTGCCGGCATCAACCGCATCCTGGATGCCACCCCGGGCATCCGCGGAGCTCGCGCTGAACGCCGGGCAGCTGGTGCCGCCACCGCCGGGGCTGCGGCAGCCCGCGCCGCCGGCGAAGCCGCCACGGGTCCGGAAGCACTCAGCGCCGCGCTACTCCGCACTCCCACCGAGCTCGAGCGCCGCGCCACCGACTACGGCAACGCCCGCGTGCTGCTCAATCGCGTCGGCGCTGTCGACGTTGATGCAGCCGGCCGCGGTGCCAACGCAGAAACCTGGCGGCAGCAGAGTCTCGAAGCCTTCTGGAGCACCAAGCGCACCAACGCTGCCGGCGCCGGTGATGGCAGTACCTTCTCCGAGCCCGCCACCCACGAGTATCTGTCGCGGCAGTTCGGCTTTCGCCTGGGCGCCAGTGCTTCAGATACCGACGTCCGCCGCCAACTCACAAGCGCGCTGAACCGCGAGGCCGCCAGTCTGCAGGCCCTCGCCCGTCAGCAAGGCGTCAACATCAACGACGCCACTCAGCGCAGCCGTTTCCTTAACCGCCTCGTCGGCCCCAGCACTGCCAACTTCCCCGAGAACGTTCGCGAACGCGCTGTCGGCAACCTGAATCAGATCCTCGGTGCCGCTCCGCGCACCCGGGAAGCCGCAGTGAGCCGAACCGAGCTCGCTAACCGCATCTACCGCGAGACCCGAGACGGTTTCGACCAGTACTTCGGCCGCATCGCTGACGAAGTGCGCCAGACCCCGGGCGTCGCCATGCCCACCGAGCAGCGCCGCGCCGGCTACAGCGACTTGCTCAACAGCGCCCGCATCGGCCACTCCCGCTACCTAGCCCAGCGCCTTGCAAAGCCCGATAACGTCACTAGCCGCATCGGGCAAGGCCTCAGCGACGCCATCTCCAAGGAGTACTTCGCTCGCCAGGTAAACGGAAGCAGCACTTTTAGCCTTTCGGATCGGGAGACGCGCACCGCTGCCTCCGAGCTCGCCGGTCGCGACATCACCGGCCTAGCTGATGCCACCCGCTACCTGCAGCAAAACGGCTTCGAGCGCCTCGTGCCCGTCCGTGCCGCAGCTCAACCCGCCACCGGAATCCGCGCTGCAGCTTCGGCTACCCCACCCCGAGTACGCCGCAGCTCCCAAGCACAGATCACCGACCTCGCCCGCTCCCTCCGCGAAGCCGCCCAGCGCCGCGGCGAGACCATGAGCCTCGAGGCCTCTTACCGCGCCGCCCGCTCCGAAATCACCCGCCGCCAACGCGGTGACGCCCGCATCGACGCCGAGGGAAAGCCCTGCGGCGCCTCGCACATCCCTAAGGCACACGAGTGCCGGAAGAGCGGAGGCGCCGCTGCAGCCGCACAGCCCACCGAGAGCGGTAAGCCCTCGGCCCGCACCGGTGCAGCCCTAGCCGCCGCAGCCGCCGGCGCTGCTCTGACCGTCGGTGGCCTCCTCGCCTACAAGCAGCGCCAAACGCTGGTGCCGTCCCTCAGCCAGAAAGCCATCCGAGGCCTCTCGGCTCCACAGGTCAAAGAGGGCCTCGACAAGTTGCCTGAGAAGTTCCGCGATCCTGCGCGTCAGTTAGTCGGCGATGCCAAGCTCGCCGCCGCCCACATGGCGCTCCGTGCTCAGGGCTCGCAGATTCGTGCTGTCGACATCAAGAACAACTTCTCCACCTGGGTGACCCCCAACGGCACACACCTTTCGGTGGGGTCCATCGGCGACAGCCTTCTGACTTTTGGTGCAGAGCGCAAAGGCAACGTCAGCAAGTTCCCTCAGTACGGCCTCGGCTTCACGATCGACAGCAAGTACGACGCTGCCGGTGGCATGCCCAGCGCCCAGGCCAAGCAGCTGATCCGCACAACCAAGGCGATGTACCAATCGCAACTGGAGATGCTCCCCGAGAACGCTGTCCTCTTCGCAGTCCCCCACAAGGACGATGGCAAAGGCGCCAAGCGTAAATCGATCTACGAAGGCATGGGCTTCCAGGCCATCACTGGGTTGAAGACCGACCGCCTGTGGGCGCTGAAGAACCAGGGCAAGTTCACCAAGATCCCGGAGGAGCAGATGGGCTACATGGCGGGGCTGATCCGGGGAGACCGTGCCGACGCAGCTACAGGCAAACCCTGCGGTGCTTCTCACATACCCAAAGCACACAACTGCAGCAAGACTGCTGGAGGCATAGCGACCGCAAAAAAGCCTAAAGAGGGTAGTAGCAATAAGCGCTTAGCCCTCGCCGCTGCCGCTGCCGGTGCTGCTGCCTTAGCGATCACCGCCCCCGCATGGACACCAGCTGCCCAACGCATACTCAATAACGCGAAGCCATTCGATAAGAACAACCCCCCTCAGGGAGCCAAATACCTCACCGAGGGCGTTAGCGGCCGCACCTGGATCTCGCAGGACGATAAGTACGTAATTAAGACGCCTAAAGGTAAAGTAGATAAAGCAGCGTTCGCTAACGAGGTAAACACACAGAACGCCCTGTACGCTGCAGGTATCAGCGTTCCTAAAATCCACAACGCAGATCCGACTAAAGGCGTAGTCATGATGGACTACCTAAAAGGCTACGACACTGTTAAATCGCTTACATCTGAGCAGCGCGGTAAAGCTGTACAAGGAGCTTTACGTGAAGTAGAAAAGATGCACCGTCTAGGCTATTCCCATGGTGATCTACACATGGGTAATGTCCTAACTAAAGGCAATGACGTAAAGCTAATCGACTTCGGTAATGCCGGCGCTACAGCTAAAAACGGGTTATCTGATATTAACAGCTTACTAAGCGCAGCAAAAGACACGAATACGCCGCTATACACCGCAATGGTAAACCGCAAAAAAGCACTACAAACAAAGATAAGCAAAGGAGAAGCACTTACTCAAAAAGACTTGCTAGCGTTTCACGAAGCAGTACGTCAAGACTTACGGCGTTCCACCTAATGCAACTCCTTGAGCGCTACAACGCCGCCCTGCGTCGCTCCGAGGACGTCTCCATCGCCCAGCTCAATCGCATCCTCGACAGCAGCTTCAATCGCCTCCTCCGCCGCACCCGCATTCAGCTGCGCAGCGGCACGCCAGCCGCCGACCGCAACGTCGTTCTCCTCCAAGAGTTCCGCCAGCTGATCCCCGCCTTCCGCCCGGACCGCACTGACGGCTACGACCGTGTCCTACGTAGCCTCCTGCGCAGCTCCGAACGCAGTGGCACCGGCGTCGCCCGAGAACTTCTGCGCGACATCGCCCCCGGCCGCCGGCGCATCGACGTTTCCATCCCCATCGAGGCCACCGTGGCCGCTGCAGCTCAGGCCCGTGGCTACCTCCGCCGCCACGGTGAAGCTTTTGCCACCACCGCCACCGAGCTCGTCGCCCAGGGCATCGCCGAAGGCCGCCCCACCGACGCCATCACCAACGACCTGCGCCTGCGCCTCGGTGTTGTGAAATCGAGGGCGGACGTGATCACCCGCACGGAATCACTTCGTGCCTACAACGCCGCCAGCAATCAGTACTACGCAGCGAACGGCATCGATCTCGTGATGTGGTACGCCACCAGCGACGATCGAACCTGCCCCGTCTGCAATGCCCGGGCGGGCCGCATCTACAAGCGTGCTAGTACAAACGCACCGGCGCACCCGCGCTGCCGCTGCTACCTAGCACCCTGGGACCCCGAGATTGCCGCCATCGACCCCGAGTACGCATCCCTACCCCGCCGCCACCGCGAAGAAGTCTCCCGGGTAGCGACCGTCGGCCCTGCTGACCTCAACAAAGCCGCAGTATTCGAGCAGTTCGCCCCTCAGCCATTCGATTGATCAGCCCAGAAAGCGCCGCTTGGCTTTGTCGAGAGCGACATTTGCACCAGTACCTGCCACACCAGATGGAAAGAACAGCGCAGCTGTAGTCATCCACCTATCGAGGCACGCGTTAGCGCTACCTCTGTTCAATAGGTTAGGTAGCTCACACGAACCTACAAAGAAAGTAGCAAATACAAGCTGTCCAATCAGCAACCCAGAAGTTGCACCACTCCCAGCGACCAGTCGAAGCAAGTTCATGGTTTAGACCCACAGTTGCTTCAGCCTATCGGCCCCTATAGCACAGAGCAGCTACGCTGTGTGAAGCAATACTCGGGGCTCTTAGCCATGCCCGCCACCGCCCGCCGCTCCAAATCCGAGGCCTACGAGAAGGGCATCCGCGAAGGCCGCGCCATGGCCGCCCGCTCCCGCAACATCGAGCCCGAGGAGGGCGAAGAGGAAGAAGAGGAGATGGACATGGCCATGCAGCCTGGCTATTCACGCAAGCGCAGCGCTAAGGGCGCCAAGGCGACCAAGGCGCCCATGGATGGCGCCTACGGCAAGAAGCCCATGGACGCCGAGTGCGGTTGCAGCAGCAAAAAGGGTGGCAAATGTGATGGCAACTGCGGCTCGATGCGCAAGCGCGGCGACTCGCTCAGCCCCCTGGAGTACCTCGATGCCTGCGAGCTCGGCATTCAGGACCGCAGCACCACCTACATCCGCGCCCGCCTCGACGCCGCTGAGCGTCTGGACCTGAAGTGTGGCAAAGGCTCCATCTCCGAGGGCGAAAAGTGCACCAAAGGTGCGGCGCAGAAGGTAAACCCTGTTCAAAAAGTGGTGCGAGCCTATAAGCGCAATCGTGCGAACAGCCGAGCAGCACAGGCTGAGATTAAAGCTATGAATCCTAAGTGGAAGAAACAGTACGAAAAAGCGAAAGCTAAAGGAGCTTCACGTCAGGAGCTGACTAATCTTTCCATTAAACAAGCAGGGGAAATAGACAAAATCCTACGAAAAAACACCTCTAATGTATGGGCGGATGGCTTCTCCTCCAGCTCCAGCACCTACGACGTCTGAGCCATGACCCTCACTCCCGGCACCCTCCGTCTCGACCTCAAATGTGGCCGCGGATCCATCTCCGAGGGCGAAAAGTGCACCAAAGGTGCCGCGCAGAAGGTACAGCCACAGCAGTACAAGCGCGGCAACGTCACCCCTAACACCAAAGCCGCCCAGCGTCTCCGCACCGCTGCAAACGTCGCAGCGGCCGCCGGTGCCCTCGCGCCTCTCGCTGGTCTGGCCGCAGGCGGCGGTTCAGGCCTGGTCGCCGGTTTTGGCGCGGCCAGCACTGCGTTCAAAGCAGCCGGCGCCCTCAACACCTTTGCCAAAGCACAAGAAACCAGCAGTGCAGCAGGCAAAGCTCGCCTGAAGAAGGAAGCCACCTTCCGCGCAATCAGCGCAGGCGGCAGCGCCATCGGCACCGCCGTAGGCGCCGCCTCCATGGCCCGGACAGCACGTCGCTCCAACCAGCGCGCCTCCTTGGAGCGCCTCTATCGCGGCCCCTCCGCCCGGCGCCCACCCGGTCTCGACTCCGAGGCAGCTGACGCAGAGTCCCGCATGGACCCCCGCGGCACCAAAGTCGCTGCCATGGAAGCTGAGCTTGCCAAGCAAGCCGCAGCCCGCGGCCTTAAGGGCGCCCGCGCCGAGGCCTACATCTACGGCACCCTCAACAAGATGGGCTACAAGCAGGGCAGCAAGACCACCCGCAAGGGCGCTGCCAAAGCCAAGCGCAGCGACTCCATCTGGGCCGCCGGCTTCGACGCATGAACCTCACCCCCGCGACGCTGCGCCTCCGCTCTGACGCTCGCGGGGTGGTTTTCGTCGACGCCAAACTGCACGCCGCCGTCAAAGCCGAGGCCAGACGCAAGTTCAAGATCTATCCGAGCGCCTACGCCAACGCTTGGATGGTCCGCGAGTACAAAAAGCGCGGCGGCACCTTCCGCAACGACGCCCTCGACAAGTGGTTCAAGGAGAAATGGGTGCGCATGAGCGGCACCGGCCGCATCCTCGGCCCTTGCGGCGACCGCACCGAGGGCGAAGGCAAGCCCAAATGCCTCCCGGCCGCCAAAGCCATGGCGCTCTCCCCCGCTGAGCGCCGCCGCCTCGTCGCCCGCAAGCGCCGCGAAGACCCACGCAAGGAGCGCACCGGCGCCCCCGTCATGGTGAGCTCCAAAACCGACGTCTGGGCAGCCGGCTTTGATGCCGAGGACGGCAAGAAGTACACCAAAAAGGTCCGCGACCCCGAGACCGGCCGCACCCGCACCGTCCGCTACGGCGCAAAGGGCTACAAAATCGCCCCGGGCACCGACAAGGGCGACCGCTACTGCGCTCGCAGCTTCGGTGACATGAAATCCGAGGGCTACAACTGCGCCGGCGCCGAGCGCAACACCCCGCTCTGCCTCTCCCGTGCTAAATGGCGCTGCTCCGGTAAGACCAGCCGCCGCGACGAGGGCCTTACGCCGGCAACCCTTCGGCACCCCTCTATAGCCCTCGTAGCCTGATAGCAACAGCGCTATCTACCCGTGGGCCAACGCATTGTCAACAACGATCGCTACGAACTCGAGTACGTTCGCGGCGACGTTGAATACCCAGTACCCGTACTCGCCAATACCGGCACAAGCGGTGATGCCTTCGGCCGCCTCCGTACCAGCTCTCCTTTCACAGTCTTCGATAGCCAGCATCGCTATCAAGAAAACGACAAGTGGGACACTGCACTAAACGGTGGCGCCTCTAAGACATACGTCGCTAACGAAAGCTCCATCAATCTCACCGTTCCCACCACATCCGGCGCCTACGTCTATCGCGAAACCAAGCGCGTCTTCCCCTACCAGCCCGGCAAATCGCTGCTGGTGATGACGTCCTTCGCCTTCGCCACCGCCCAGGCCAATCTGCGCCAACGCATCGGCTACTTCAGCGCCCAGAACGGCAGCTACCTCGAGAGCGACGGCACCACCACCTACTTCGTCCGCCGCAGCTACGTCACCGGCAGCGTGGTCAACACCCGTATCGCTCAAGCCGACTGGAACGGTGACAAGCTCGACGGCACAGGCCTGTCCGGCCGCACCCTAGACCTCGCCAAAACCCAGATCTTCTGGATCGACATCGAGTGGCTTGGCGTCGGCGACGTCCGCTGCGGCTTCGTCGTCGATGGCCGCATGGTGATCGCCCACACATTCCACGGCGACAACGTCAACACGACCAGCTACATGACCACCGCCGTTCTCCCCCTCCGCCAGGAGATCGAGAACACAGGCACCACCGCCGCTTCCGCAACCGCCAAGCAGATCTGCGCCACCGTCGCCTCCGAGGGCGGATACGAAGGCTTCAGCCGCCGCTACAACCTCTCCACCGGATCCACCGCAGTCACGCTCGCGACCGCTGGCACCAGCTACCCAATCATGGCGATTCGCCTCAACAGCACGCGCCTGGACAGCGTGATCGTCCCCTCCAATGTCAGCGCCGCTGTTGAACAGACCACCAACAACAAGCTCGACATCGTCCAGTACCAGGTACTCCTGAACCCAACCATCACAGGCGGTACTTGGTCCACGCACTTCAACAACAACGTCCAGTACAACACCACAATCAGCAGCTTCACCGGTGGCACCGAGATCGCCGGCGGCTACCTCACGAGCTCGTCGTCCCTCGACCTAGGCAGCATCACGGACTTCAACTTCCAACTCGGCCGCACCATCTCCGGCACCAGCGACGTCCTCCTCATTGCAGCTGTTCCCACCAACGACGCCGCCAAGCTGTTCCTCGATCTGGCCTGGTTCGAGATCGTCTGATCAAATATCTTTTACAAGCTCTTGCAGCCTTACGTCATAGACCTCGCTCAGAGCTATCAGCTTCATCACTGAAACCTCTATTTCACCTTTCTCTAACCGCGAATATGCAGCTTGACTAATCCCCAATCTCTCTGCAACTTCAAACTGCGTAAGCTTGTGGTACTCCCGTAGCGCTCTGATACGCCTACACAAAGTCAGCTGCCTATGAATCGCCAAGTGCTGTAACCGCTCTGTGCATAAACCTAACCAAACGCACAAGAACCGGTAAGCTCTTAAGCATGGAAACATCAGTATCCAGGTACGACTTCGCTCCCATAACTGGCAGCGAGACCACCCCCGAGGGCTACCTCCGGGTCTGGTGCCGTGCTGCCCGCTCGGGCACACAGCTCTACCGCCGTGCTGATGGCTCCCAAGTCCGCGAATACCGCCCTCCGGAGGAGGTCAGTAACCCGGACTCCCTCTCCACGTTCGGCATGAAGCCCGCAACGTGGGGTCACCCACCTGTTCTTCTCGACTCCGCCAACACCAAACAGTTCCAGGTCGGCTACTCCGGTAGCCAGGTCCGGTACAACGACGGTTTTGTCGAAGTCGCGCTCGTCGTCACCGACGCCGACGCCATCGAGAAGATCAAGCGCAAGGATGCCACCGAGGTATCCGCCGGCTACAAGGTCGACTTCGACCCAACCCCCGGGATCACCCCCGAGGGCGAAGAGTACGCCGGCGTCCAGCGCAACATCCGGGTGAACCACATCGCCATTGTCCCCCGCGGCCGGGCTGGCCCGGAGGTACGACTCTTGCTCGACCGAATGGATGCAGCCGATGCTGTAGCCGCCTTCCCCGAGCACGAAATGGCGCCCCAGTCCAGTTCAACTGCATCTCCCGTTATGGCAACCGTCAAACTCGACGGCCTGGAGATCGATCTGCCCGCAGAAGCAGCCAGCGCGGTCCAGTCCTACTCCCGGGACATGGGGCGCCAACTGCAAGCACTCACCACCGAGCGCGACGAGCTTGCCACCAAGCTCGATTCTCTGCAGGCCGACTTCGACGCTCTGGCCTACGACAAAGAGGCCGCTGAAGGTCGCGCCGACGCTCTCGAGGAGCAGCTCGCTGCTTCCGGTGAAGCCCGCATCGATACCGCCGAGCTCGACCAGCTCGTCGCCGAGCGCCTCGCCACCCTGCAGCGACTCGCCCCCGCGTTCACCGAGGACTTCAAGTTCGACGGCATCGACGACGCCTCCCTGTACGTCCAGGCCTTCGAGAACCTCACCGGCTCCGCCCCGCGCGAAGACGCCGAACCCGCCTACATCCAAGGCGTGGTTGAAGGCATCCTCGCCGCCCGCGCTGACGCCGAAGGCGACGAAGACGCCGACTCCGAGGACGACTCCGCCGAAGGCGACGAGGAGACCAAAGAGGACGCCGATTCCGACCGCGCCGACAGCACCACCGCCCTGCGTGACGCGCTGAAAGGTGCCGGCCAATCCACCGCCAACCCCATCGCTGCCTACCGCAGCCGCACGGTTGACGCCTGGAAACGTCCCCTCACCGCCACCAAGTAAGGAGTACTTCCAATGGCCGTTTCTTTCACCCCCACCGTTGTCAGCAACCCGACCGGTGCTCAAGGCAGCTATCCCCTGGAGCTGACCGTGGGCCACGAGGGCATGATTGCTGACCTGCAGGCCTATGTGTCCCGCAGCTACTACAACCAGTCCGGCGTCGCCATCCCCTTTGGCTCCCTGGTTGCCACCGACAACGACCCCGTCGGTAACGATCCCTTCGCCGTCCTGCTGGCCACCAGCGGCACCGGTGTTGTGGGTCTGTCCGTCGACGGTCTGACCTTCGAGGGCGTCGGCGGCAGCTCCGCCTACACCCCCAACCCCACCAACGTCATCGGCGACGGCTCCCTCCGCGTGGGCTACCCCGACGGCAAGACCATGAACGTCGTCTCCAAAGGCGTCGTTTGGGTCTACAGCACCGCCGCCATCGCCCTCGGTGACGCAGTGCGCTTCTTCGGCGTTGACCACTCGTCCACCGTCACTGGTGCCTACGTGGGTCGCTTCACTAAGACCGCCGTGGCCAACAAGACCTTCGCCATGACTGGCGGAGCTCGCTGGCTGTCTGAAACCAGTGGCGCCGGTCTGGTCCTCCTCGAGATCGACATCCCGGGGATCACCTTCACCGCCGACACCTGATCCCGGAGCCCCTCCCATGACCACCGAAATCCGTAACGACTCGGTCGGCCTCTTTCTTGCCCGCGAGCTGGAATCCATCCTGGCCCGCGCGTTTGAAGTCGAGTACGCCGACATCAAGTACAGCACTGTCATCCCCGTCTCCTCCGAGGTCGGCAACGGCGCTGATTCCTTCACCTATCGCGTCTTCGACAAGCAAGGCTCGATGAAGGTGATCGGCGACAAAGCCCAGGACCTGCCCCGCGCTGACGTGCTCCGCAAGGAAGTCACCCACCCGGTTCGCAGCCTCGGCGCTTCCTTCGCTTACACCGTCCAGGAAACCCGTGCCGCCGCCATGGTGCCCGGCATGAACCTGGAGCAGCGCCGCGCCAACGCCGTGCGCCGCGCCTACGAGGAGAAAGTGCAGGAGATCGCCTACTTCGGCGATGCCCCCTCCGGCATGAAGGGCTTCTTCAACAACAACCAGGTGGACAAGCTGGTGCCGGACCATTGGTTCGACACCGCGGACATCACCACCGACGAGATGCTGCAACTGCTCAACGAGCCCGCCACGCGGATCGTGCAGAACAGCAACATGAAGGAGATGCCCAACACGATGCTGGTGCCCTACAACGTGTACCGCATCATCTCCACCACTCCGCGCAGCACCACCTCCGACACCACGGTGATGGAGTTCTTCCTGCGCACCAACCCCATGATCACCGCCATCGAGCCCATCAACGAGCTCGAGGCCTCCAAGTCCGGCGGCGTCCTCTCGAAGGACCGCGTGATCTGCTACGACCGCAGCCCCGACAAGCTGCAGCTGCACATCCCGCAGCCCCTCGAGTTCTTCCCGCCCGTGCGCACCGAGCTCGAGTTCTCCGTCGCCGCTCATGCTCGCATCGGCGGCCTCGCGCTCTACTACCCCAAGAGCGCCATCGTGCTCGAGAAGGCCTGATCTAGGCCTGCAGCCTTGCGCTTGCTTTGTTGGCTCTTTCACCTTTCTGACCATGATCCTCGTCTATCGCCCCGAACTCGAAAGTCCCCCGATGGACCCCGAGTGCACGATTGGCTTCTCGTTTGTCCAACACAACGGACAGCCCGAAAGCATCCAGGTGAAGTCCGGCGTCAACCGCGACTTCCCCGAGAACGTGTGGGAGCAGATCAAGGGCTACGACGTCGTCAAGAACATGCTCAAACTCGGCGCCCTGCGCGTCGAAGAAGAGCAATCTTTCGTGGCCGACCCCGCAGCAGTCGCTGACGTGGACTCCATCGCGGACATGCCTGTGACCCAGGCCCTCCGCCTCGTGGAAGACAGCTTCGACGTCGCTCAACTCAAGCGTTGGGAGTCCGGTGAGCAACGCATCCGCGTTCGCAACACCATCAGCAAGCGCATCGCTGCCATCACAGAGGGCAACGGCTGATGGCAGTCCCCACCTCCAACGAGTTTCTTATCCGCTTTCCCGAGTTCGGTGAGCTTGCCCTCGCCGTAGTCCAAAGCGCACTCACGGAGGCTGGCCGCTCCACCCCCGCGGCCAACTGGGGCACTGTTCATACCGAGGCCGTCAGCAATCTGGCGGCCCACATCCTCTCCACTCGCGTCATGCAGGTCGGCTTACAGGTCGGAAGCCAATCCGGCCAGCCCCTCGGCACCGGTTTGACCGCCAGCTTGTACGGCCAGGAGTACGAGCGCCTCAAAGGCAACCTCGCCCTCTCTGGATTCGCGCTGTAGCCATGGCCATCTCCGCTGCCACGATCGCCAACTACGCCCCCTGGGGCAATGCCCAGTTGGCGTTCGAGGTTGGTGGAACCACGCTCAGCACTGACGCGGACACCGGCAACACCGTGCAGACGCTCGAGACCGTCGAATACCTGGCTGCCCTCAAACTCGAGGCTCCCTCGTGGAACGGTCAGCCCGGCGTCGACAACTCCAGCTACCGCTGCAGCGGACGCCTTTTGAGCCCCGACCGCCTGGACACCCGGATCACAAACGGCAGCCAGGCGGAAGCCATCATCAATGGCTACCGCGGACGATTCGAGCTCGTCTTCGACCTCGACATGGACAGCGCTGCCTATCAAGACATCCGCCAGTCCATCCAAGGCACGTTCCGTGTCATCGGAGGCTCCATCAGTGGCTAGGCGCCCCCTTGATGCCCAGCTCCGCGCTGCCACCGCGCAAGCGACACGGCAGCTCGCTACTTGGCTCGACACCCGCTTCACGACGGAGATTTCCTCCGTCAAGTGGGAGTATCCCACACCCCCCAAGGTGCGGGACATCGTAGATACAGGCCGCCTCCGCGCCAGCCAGACTCGCGTCGTCAATCCTGACGGCTCGATCACCTTCACCTGGCCGGTCGAGTACGCCGCTCAGGTCCACGAGGGCGGAGTAGCCATCACTGGCCTCCGCTTCCCCGGTCGCCCCTGGACAAAAGCCCCTCTTGAGGAGGCCCCCGCCCAGTTCGACCTCTTTCTGCGCAACGCCCTCCGCGCTGAGCAGTCATGACGATCTCGACCAGCTGTCCCCCGGTGCGCTCACTGCGCACCACCATCGAGCGCTACATCCTCGACCTCTACGAGGCCGACGGCACAACGCTCCGCTCCCAAGCCAGCTGGCCCGGCTACTACACGTTGCCAAACAACACCCGCATCCCCGCGGTCTACGTCGTGGGTGAAGCAATGGTTCCCTCGGACTGGGTGGTCACCGGCATCGAGTGCACCATCACCGACGTCCCCGAGATCGTCTCTCCTGGCTCCGTCGGAGCCATCGTGTCCTTCGAGCGCTGGCCAGTTCGTTTCACGAACTACGGCACCCGCAAGGGCACCCGCATGCCCGTCACGCTGCTGGACATCAGCCGCCGCCTGGCACGCACCTTTCCCCGGGACAGTGCCACGCACACACCCCGGACCGAGGCCACCTACGAGGCCTTGACGGTGTCCATCCTGGGCCCCGTTCTGAACCCCCCGATCCCCTAAGGAGTCCCAACCATGGCCGACTACGCCATCGGGCTGTCGTTCCACAAGGCTCACCGGACCCTCGTCCGCGCCGTGGACCTGACGCCGCCCTGCCGCTACTTCGCTACCCGCGACACTGCCGGCATGATCACCCTGCCCACGCTGGACGCTGGCTCCCGCTACGTCGAGCTGCAGGGCGTCAGCAACACCACTTTCGCCATCAACGACACCAACCAGGAGTTCCGCCTCCTGGGTGACAACGGTTGGGGTGACTCGCTGATCACCGGCTCCACCGTGCAGGCCTCTGTGACGGCCTATTTCCTCAAGGACACGGGTATCCCGGCTGGACAGAATTGCCCACAGTTCCGTGGCAACTACGAAGAGGGCTTTGCTCTCATCGAAAAGGCCCGTTACAACAAAGACTACGAGATCTATGTCGAATTCCTTAAGGAACTCGGCCAAGAAAATGGCACCAGCGGCGATTACATCTACGACTTCACCGGCTTCAACGCCGTCGTGATGAATTACAACGAGAATCTCACGGCTGAGGGTCTCACCGAGGTCTCCTTCGACCTGATGTCCCGAGGTCGTCCAGTCTTCGGCCGCTACGACGCCGGCTCCACCGCCCTGGCCTTCGGTGGCGTGCAGTCAAGCCTGCTCTTCACCGCGCCTAGCTCCGGCACCCGCCGCTATGCCACGGTTCCCGCCAACAACGCGGGCTCGGTCGCTGTTGGTGACAACCTCACCGTCACCTACACCAGCGATGGCAGCACCGCTCTGACTCAGCTGTTCCTCGGCCAGACCGACGGGGGCGGTTTCCGCCTCGAGGTCGCTTCCACCGGCGTCCGCGTCCCTGCCACGGTCTCCCTGGCAAGCAACGTGGTCACCATCAACCCCACTGCGAACCTCACCGCTGCCACCATCTATCGCCTCGTTGTGGCAGATGGCGCCATCAAGCAGGCCCTCGACAACAGCGGCAACCCTTCTGCCAGCGGCGTGCTGTTCCCTCTCCAAGGCTTCACTACCCTCTTCACGACCGCCTAACGGTCAGACTGAGCTCGAGCCAACTACCCTGCCCCGCCACCGCGGGGCTTTTTTTTTTTGTTATCACCACGATGCAACACGACCTCTTAATGGATGCCGCCCACATGGTCTATGCAGTGAACTGCCAAGTACAGGGCGACACCCTTCACTGCGGCGCCTTGTACTTGGAGCCCCTGATCCCGTTTAAGTCTATACGCCTGGCGTATGAAGCTGCTAGCGTGATGGTTGAACTACCTGACGAGCTCGTCAATCAAGCTGAGCCCTTCAGGTCCTGGTCCATCGATCTACCACTCACCGATGTCTAAATACGCGTCGCTACTCTTTTCACCCGAGGAGTACCACGAGATTGGACCTTTCCGCTTTCCTGTTTACCACGACTTGGTACCCGGCGAAGCTAAAGGCATCGAAGCGCTAGGTCGCAAACAATCTAAATCAACCTTTCGCTCTATCAAGCTCGCGCAGCGAATCGCTAAAGATAAAGGCATCACAACCAAAGAAGCAATCGACCTACTGAGCAGCTCTGCCGAGAACGACCAAGAGCTCCTCTACGACTACGCCGGCGATCTTGAAGAACTGCAGCGTGACTCGGTCGGCGCCGTCGAGCAGCAGGTGGCCTTCGTCACCCTCTTCATGCAATACCGCGGCGAAGCCAAGCTCCCCCGCTCCAAGGACTGGCAGAAGCTCGACGACTGGACCGAGGCCGACACCGAGGCCATCCCCACCCGGTTGATGGAGCAAATCTTTGAGCTTCTCACCTGGGAGCGCGATGGCTGGCCCACTGCGGAGGGAAACGAACCGGAGGCCGAGCCCGAGTTCAGCCCACCCCCGAGCAAATCCTGAAGAACGCGGAGGACACCCTTCGTGCTCCACTAGCGGACTGGGACTCGGTCTACTTCCGCCTTCGTGCCTCTCCAGTAGGGGGAGATTTCACACCGGCGCGCTTCCTCCGCACCCCAATCAGCACAATTCGCTGGCTGCTGCGCCAGATCGATGATCTTGATCGCGGTCTGGCCAACATGCAGAGCATGAGCACCGCACGCCTCACCGCGGTGCTCATTCAAATCGCGCATGGCTTCTCAGGCTCGAAGCGCTCCGCGCCCAAAGCGCAACCGCGCGATTTCCTACCCTTCCCCGATTGGAAACCTGCATCGGCCACTGCCGATGGCCCCGATGCCCCCACGAAGTTCATCCTCTCCGAGCTCGTGCGCACACGTCGGGTACCTCTGCACGTCTACGCCTCTCTCGCAGCCGGCGCCTCTGACCCTGCGTAACATACGAGTAGCGCATAACGACTCGTGTCTGACTTTCGGCTCAACGTAATAGCTGAGACTCAGGCAGCCGAGCGCAGTCTGAAGCAGGTAGAGCAGGTTGCGGACAAAGCAACCCGAGAGCGGAAGCTAAACATTGATCTTAGGTCGCTAAATAAAAACTTCAGCAGCCTTACAAGTGACATAAAATCAGCTACCAATAACATTAAAACATTTTACAGTTTTAGTAAAAAAGTCCCAGGTCTAAGCGATAAAATTGAGCAGTACGAAAAATTAGCTAAAAGCACAGCATCGGCAGCTAAAGCAGGTATCGGACTAAAAGAGAACGCAAAAGCGGGCAGCATACTAGCTAACAGCCTAGAGTTTGCGGCAGGTAAGGGTGGGCAGCTCATCAATGCCTTAGCAAAAGTAGGCCTTGCCACGTTCGCGATTAAAGAAGCGGTCGGCGTATTGCAATCCGCGTGGAACGGCTTTTTTAACAACACGATTGGGCGTGAGATCAAGCTACGCGAGACAATCCTAAAGACTCAAACTACACTCGCTTCTACAAACCGCGTATTTGCCAACGGTCGCGAGATCACCGATCCCTACCAGAAAATCATCACATTGACCGGAGCGGTCAAGAAGAATATCGACTCCATCCGAGAGCGGTCCATCGCCCTCGCTGGTGTCACCTCCAACGACGTCATTGAAGTTTTTGGTCTCGTCGCTTCACAGATCGGGCAAATCGGCGGAGGTCTCAAAGATGCAGAAGACCTGGCGATCAACTTTGCGGCCGCCCTGGGGACCTTCGGCATCCCCCTGTATCAGGCCAACCAAGAGATCGGTTCGATCCTGCGTGGGCAAATTACCGAGGACTCGAGGCTGGCTACAGCTTTGGGAATTCGCAGCCAAGACATTGTCAAGGCCAAGAGTGAAGTCGGTGGCGTAGTCAAGTTTCTCGAAGAGCGCCTCGCAGCCTCAGTTGCTGGCCAACGCATCGCCGCCCAAGGCTTCTCCGGCGTCGTCTCCAACATCGCCGACCTCGGTGAGCTCATCGGCCAAAACTTCGGCCGTGGCTTGCTGGATCCACTGCTCGCGGGCCTCACCGCGGTCTTCGAGTCCCTGTTCCGCATTCGGACACAGCTTTTCGACATCGCTTCCGGCGCAGGCGCTGCGATCGGTCGCGCAGGCCAGCTCATTGTGGGTCTCACCGCCGGCCGAACTGGCCTCGGCACCGGCGATCCCAGCGCCGCAGCCAGCGCTGCTGCCTCCGTCGCCCAACGCGGCTTTGCCGAGCTCGAGCAAGTCGCACAGCGCACTGTCGGCGCGCTGTCACAGGCCATCGAAGCACTGAAGCCCACCGCTCTGATCCTCGTCGACGCCTTCAAGAACATCGCCGAGGCCTTCGTCAACATCAAGGTCGGCACCTTCGAGGCTCTCGCATCCGCCCTGGCCAACATCGCCAGCGTTGTAGGCGCCCTCGCCCCGAGCGTGGCCACACTCTTCAACTTCTACGCTCGCTTCCTCAACACCCCGGCCGTCCAGTACTTCTCCGAGGTCGCCGCCGTCCTTGGCCTCCTCAAGCGCGTCGGCCTGGATGCCGCCACGCAGTTAGTACTGTTTGGTCGTTTTATATTTGGTAGTGTAATACCTGCTGTAGGTGGTTTAGGTACAGCTTTAGGTGGCCTTGTAGCCGTCATAGCCACAGTCGTAGTAGCACTAGGTAAGTTAATTGTTGTACTAGCGGGTTTAGCTACAGCGCTTGTAGGTCCAGCCGCCGCTATTCCTGCGGTAGCTGCTGCGCTGAAAGCCTTAGGCATTGAGCTGTTAACTGTAGGCAAAGAAGCCATCGTCTCAGGTGGCAGGCTCAACGGACTCGCTGCCGGCTTCCGCGGTCTCGGCGCAAGCGCAAAAGCCGCCGGCGCCTCAATCCTCGCCTCCCTGGGCTGGGTAGCCGCCATTCAGATCGGCATCTCGGTCTTGGTCGACGCCCTCGGGCGCTACCAGCGTGCTCAGGAAAATCAACGCTCCAATGCCCGCGCGGTTGAGGCACTGCGCCGCTTGCAAACCACATACAAAGATGTAGGCGATACAGCCGACAGTGCGACTAAAGCTGCACGCGACTTTGAGCGTGCAATAGTTGACGCCAATTACAGCCGCAACATCGAACAGCTAGAAGAAGTACGTAAAAAGATCAACCAAATACGCTACGAACTCAAGCCCGGCATCCAAAGCTGGGGCGAATTCTGGGACGCACTGTCCGGCTCCGAGGCCGGTCGTTTTGAAGAGCGCTCGCGCCAAGTCCTTAAAGGACTGCAATCCGAAGAGGCCAAAATCAAAGCCCAGCTCCGAGGCGTCGATGCGCAGCGCGATCGTGAACGTGCCGCCGAGGACATCAAGCTCCAAGCCACTAACCGCGTCAATCTCGAGAAAGAAATATTCGAGCTACGTCGTCAGCTCGAGAGCGACCTATTCCAGCAACGCCAAGCCTTAGCCCAAAAGGAAGTAGAAATCTTTCGCGCTGCCGGCGAGCTCCGCATTAAGCAGATCGAGAAGGCCAACGCCAAACTCATCGAGGGCGAGGAAGGTGCCTCCCGCGCCGCTCTCGAGGCGCTCAACAATTACATCGCCACCCGCGAGCGCGGCGAGCTCGAGATCGAAGCTGCCAAGAAGACTATCGCCATCGAGGTCACCAACCTTGAAAAGGCCATCAGCGACTACCGCTACGAGACCGAGAAGAAGATCGCGGAACTCCGTAAGAAATCCGCCGACTACGAACGCGACTCCGCAGACGCCCGCCAGCGTGCTGCTGGCGGCACCACTGCTGCAGCTCCAGGCGTCGCCGCCGGCTTCCGCGTGGGCAGCACAGGCCGCAGCACCGGCCCTCACCTCGACATCCGCAGCCCAACGGGCAACAAGCAGGCCGTCATCGACGAGGCCACGGCCATCATCAAGGCGTGGCAAGGCCAAGGCCTCGAGTACATCGAGCTCAGCAACGCCAAGATCGATGTCAAGAACATGTTCAACGAGGCCGAGCTTCGCAAGGCGCTGGCCAAGGAGCAGGCTGTGCACGCCAAGCGCTCCGGCGGTGGCGCCATCGATATCGCTGTCCCCGCAGGCACCCTGGTACCCACGCCTGCCGGTACTCCCTCCTGGGGCGGCGACGGCGGCTGGCAGGCCACATCCCTGCAGACCGGAAACCTGTTTCTCCACGGCCTGGGCACTTCAGTCGCGAGCCCGCGCGGCGGAGCCGCCGCTGCAGCTGCCGCTCCCGCTGCTCCCACCACGGGAGGCGACATGCCCTCCGCCAGTGCAGCAGCCCAGCGTTACGCCGAGGCCGTCCGCAGCCTGGCCGGCGCCATGGAGCGTCTACGTTCCCTTCAGGCCGCGCTTACCGAAGCAAACACCGCTGAGGCTTTCGATCAGATCGCTAAAGCTGCGTTCCCGCAAGTCGCTCTCGAACAGTATCAGGATCGCCTGGCTGAGCTCCGCTACACCTACGACGCTGTCAGCACAAGCTCCGAAGCCATCTTCGATCCTGAGCGCTCCGCCATCGAGGTCACGCGCCTGGCGCAGATCGCCACCAGCAATCGTGAGCTGCAGCAGATCCAGCAGGGCATCGCGAAACAGACCAAGCTCACCGAGGACGAGCGCAAGCGTGCCCTCGTTGATCTGCAGACACGTCACGCCCAGTACCTACAGCAGCTCAATCAAGAAGCGCAGCTCAAACAGCGCATTCTCACTTCAGAGCAGGTTACGAACTTCATCCGTCAGGCAACGACTGCGGCGCAGGACATCCGCAAGGAGATTGAAGCGCTGCAACTCCGCAACCGCCTAGAGGCCGAGGGCGTCGCACCTGAATTCATCCAGGCTGAGGTCGCGAAGTTAGAGATTAAACGTGAGGTCGAACGACTGACTAAGTCCCTTAACGAGCAGCTAACTACCGAACTCGAGTTGCGCGATCAGCTCCAACAGCGCATCGTTACAGCAGCTGGCCCGGAAAAAGAAGCGCTTCAGAATCAACTCACTGACGCCCTCAACACCATTAATAACTTGCGCGAGCAATTGAAGAGCGTGGGTGCTGCTGGACAAGCACAAGCCGGCGCTGTGGACGCTCAAGCTCAAGCTCAGACCGCACCCGGCACGCGTATCGCCAGCTTCATCGGACAGGCCCAACGCCAGCTTCAGGACTACGAAGGCATGGCCATTCAGGTGTCACAGAGTGTAGGTGACGCAGTAGGTAACTCACTACAGAGTGGTATTACTGGACTGGTAGAAGGCACTACAACTATAAAAGATATATTCGCGCAGTTCTTAAAGGACATAGGCCAGATTCTGCTAAAACAAGCAACAACAATGATTGCAACTTATGTAGCAATAGGAGTTGCAAAGATATTCGCTTTCGGTAATCAAGGAAGCGTGGTTAAGGGCATCGATGTGCCAGTAGCACAAATGCCTGCAGGTATGGCATTTGCTGACGGTGGATTCGTAACTAGACCTACCAACGCCTTGATCGGCGAAGGCGGAGAACCTGAGTACGTCATCCCTGCCAGCAAGATGCGCACCGCGATGGGACGCTATTCAGCCGGCGCCCGTGGTTCCAGCGTCATCCCCGGCAACGGCGGCGAACCTGCTGCAGCAGGCGGTGGCGCCGCCACAATGGAGCCAATCGACGTGCGCTACAGCATCGAGCGCATCAACAACGTGGATTACGTGACCGCCGATCAGTTCCAGCGCGGCATGGCACAAGCCGCGCAACAGGGCGCCATCCAAGGTGAACGCCGCGCCATGCGCACCTTGACCAATAGCGCTGCTGCACGCGGAAGGCTTCGTATCTGATGGAATTCAACTACGGCCACCTCTTTGAAGTTGGACCCGCCGGGCAAGCCACGCGATTCAACTTTCAAAACTTCAGGATTGGCGATCAAATCAACTACAGCAACAAAAAGTATGACTACTTACCATTCGGTTTTGGTGGAGCAGTCGCCTCCTTAAAAGGTGACAATTTGGATGCCACCTTGCAACTGGCTAATACCGACATCACGCGCAACTGGGCGACGCAAGCGCTACAAAATTTATGGGTAGGCAAAGTCACAACAGTCCTTTGGTCAGAAGCAAATATCGCCAGGGTGCTGTATTCCTACTGGGGCGTCTGCTCCACCGGCGGCTGGGATGAAACCGCCATCCAAATCTCCTTGAACAGCGTTCTGGACGCTGTTGACGCAAACGTACCAGCCCGCAAGCTAACCCGGTACTCTGTCGGCAACATTCCTTTTACCAGCGCTGTTCGTGTGTAGCCATCTAATCGGCAGGCGCTACACATTCGGCAAAGACGACTGCATCCATCTTGTTGTCGAAGTGCTGCAGGAATTAGGCAAAAATCCACCTGCAGTAGCGGCTCACTGGTACGAGCTGACACCGCGCCAGTTAGTCAGTGAAATCAAGGCGTACTGTATGCCCATTGATCGTCCCGAGTACGATGGGGACATCGTGTTACTTGCGGCGGCGCCACCTACGTTCGGAGTCCTATGGCAGCGTGGCATCCTGTTCATCAATCCATTGACTTTGACCGTCGACTGGAAACCGCCGGCAAACCTTACGATCCGCCGCTCCTACCGTATGAAATCGCGCTGATCGAAGCGCTGGGTTGCAGCGAGGAAGAATACAAAACTTTTGTTCGTTACGCCGCACAGCAGGCGTATATTCGCCCGGCTGAGTACGAGCATATTCCAGAGGTTTACGCTGTTGCGCCTCTTGCTGCCGCAGGCTACTTAGCTGCAACTAGTGCAGCAGCAGCCAAAAGTGCAACCACAATTATCCTTACAAACCTTGCCATCGGTATTGCGCTGACAGCCGCCAGCTTGTTGCTGGCACCAAAACCGCCAGCAATATCTGACAAGCGCATCAAGCAACGCGAACTGCGCGATCAAATTGGTCCGACACGCTTCAATCAGACTTCATCATTCGACAACATTGCATCCCTTGCCGAGTACGGGCAGGCGATTCCAATTCCGTTTGGTAGGTATGACTCCACCACCGGCACCGGCGGCTTAACACTGGCGCCGGCACTTGTCTGGAGCCGTGTTTACTCGTATGGCACCTACCGCGCATTTGAAGGCATCTACGTTGTCGGGCAATACGGACTGGCGCAACCTCCCGAAATTGCCGGCGTACGCCTTGGCACTTTTGCCCTTAACAACCTCAATACTGACGAGTATGCGTTGTTTTGGTCGTCTAACCCAGGGTCGAATAATCCAACTTCTGAACGTGTTCTGATTGGTGGATCACAAGGTGACCGCCACAAAGGCACATCGGGCAGAAAGAGCCCGTTTACGGCACCGAGCATTACCGTTGATGTTGATGACGCCGCTTCAATGGCGTACTCCCCGCAATCGCAAGTGCAGTTTGGCACTGCAACACCGATTGCAAACGGCACTGCCTACCGATACAACTGGGAGATCATCAGCGCGCCAAGCGTCAGTTTTGAAGGTGAAGGCGGCGAGGATGCCAAAAAAGAGACTCGTGCCCGCCGCAAAAAAATTGCTGGTGCCGATGCTGACCAAGTAGGCGGTGAGCCTACCGGCAAATCCGGTCAACCTGGCATCGGTCGCGCCTATTCGCGCACGATGGGACTAACGCATCACGTCACATCCAGCGCTTTTGCTAACTACGACAACAAAACCACAGTCAACGTAAGCAAAGGTGACATCTTAAAATTTACAGTATTCCGTCAAAATTATGAAAACCTAAACGATAATTTTACGTATAACGGTTACAAAACACAGGTCAATGTTAAGGACTTGCGTGATACAGCACGCGAATGGCGCGAGCAGTCATCTGACCTGTTGAGCGTTGGCAGCGAGTGGTTGATTGGTGCAACCGTCTGGCGCGTAGTCAAAAATGCTGGCATTGATAATGTCGTCAGTCGCCTAGTGATCGACTTGGAGTGCGTCGAAATTCTCGGCGACAACCGAGTTGGCATTGCGGGTGAAAGAGCAGTCAGCAATCCATTGGCTGGTTACGAAGGTCAGCAATTTGACGAAACGATCCACTGTGACATCAATCACTGGCCGCTGTGTCGCTATTTCTCGTTCACTATTCGCCCCGTCCGCAGGGACACTCGTGTCATCGAATTCGGCATCCGCTCGCAGGTGTGGAATCGCGCAGACGGTTTATGTAACTTCAGCGTCATTCCAACGCCAGCAAAACTTGACCGCCTAGATCGTAAAGACGTCACGCTGACAACACCGCGCCAGTCCCGATATTTTAAGCGTGCAAGTTTTTTCCAAATCGCAGTACGCCCTGTCCCCACGAGCACTCAAACATCTGACTGGTCCGTCATCCCTCAACTGTTTTGCGTTGTAGGCAGATCCCCTATAGACCTGCACAACTACATTCGAATTAAAGCATCAGATTCTGCTTACTACGAGTACAAATTTATTCCAAAAACTGGTGCTGACATTTACCACAACTACAGCAACAGCCGCGCATGGCGACTAAAAGCAGACGAAGCGCAGTTGCTGGACTGGACTCCGCACAACACCGACTACGGCGTGTTTTATGTGCAAACAAACGGCTTGGAGTTGACCGTAGCGGAATTGCTTAACTCCCCTCAAATGCTTACGGATAAAAGTGATGTAGGCAATGCACCCAATGTGTTGCCGACAATTATCACGCCATCTGCAGTTTCTATTACGCGCACCAGGGTTGACAAGGGCGATAACAAAGACACTGTTGACGCATGGCTAACAAGCGTGCTCGGTTTAGCAACTAACGAAAACCTGCGTGGAACAACACAGCGGCATACGTTCACCATTGCAAAACCTGGAACGCCTGCGGAAACAATGCAGTTGCGTGTTACGGCTACATCAGTAAAAAATCCGGAAAAACCAAAGGACAGTATCAGGCGCTGGACTTGGCAGGACATCAGCTTCAGGATCAATAGTTATGTCGGCACATGGGCGCTTGGCACAGAAGGCGAAATTACTGTCACGGGTCTTAGCTGGCTGACCAATCCTTTTGCTGCCAAGCACAGATACACAGCCGTCACACTGGTCATCAGCGTTGCGCAAGTGCAAGAAATTGTGCAAAGAGCACAAGATGCAGACGTAAGCACTGCTGAGCGATCCTTCGAGATTGGGACTGGCGTTGCTGATTGCAGCTACTTTTCTGAAATTACAAAAAGCAATGACAGCAACCCAGAGCACGAGATTGTCTATGTAAACGAGTACGTCGAAAACGAAACGACACCCCAGTACACGGGCATGTCCGTTACAGCTTTAAGCCTGAAGAGCAGCGGGCAAATCAATAGCGTCGATCAGATGCGGATGTGGGTACCTGACGGCATTGCTGTCCGTCGCCTACTAGATGACACCACTGGACCAAGCAACCTCTTTACTGATGCTGTTCTGTATCTACTGGAAAACCCCGATCAAGGCTTGGGCAACACAATCCCAGCACCACTGATCGACGAAACTAGTCTTGCAGTAACAGGTAGGTTCCTTCAGGCCAACGGCATCTTTTTTGATAGCGTCATCGAAGAACCAGAAAATTTGCGTTCGTTCCTTTACGACGCCGCATCGTTGCAACTGTGCAACTTCACAATTAAAAACGGTCGTTTTGGCATGATGCCTGCATTGCCCTACGACGCAAATGGCAAAATTTCAACTGCACCGATCAACATCGAGCAGATCTTTACGGCTGGCAACATCATCGAAGGCAGTCTGCAGGTCAACTACCTTGATGCCGCCCAGCGATTAAACCTGCAAGCTTTGGTGACCTGGCGGGAAAGCTTGAAGTACGACTTACCCAGTCAGCGCTCTGCCGTTGTCTCTTGGAGCGACACTGCTGGCAACACGCAAAATCAACAAAGTTACGACCTGTCTGAGTTCTGCACCAACAGAGACCAGGCGATATTGACAGCAAAATTCCTGCTATCTACAAGAAGAAAAATTACGCACAGTATTGCGTTCAAGACCGTGCCAGACGGACTTGATATTGAGCCCGGCTCGTACATCCGCGTCATTACAACAAGTACTACCTACTCAGCGCAAAACAATGGCGTGATTACGGACGCTGGCACTCTTGTGTCTGTTGACTCGATTGCAGATGGCGAATACAAAGCGCTTGTGTATAAACCGCAAACGGGAGAAATTGTAGAAAAGCAAATTACGATCGCATCTGACGCCGTGACTGATGCTGAAGTTTACGGCTGCTTATTCACGCTACTTTCCACGAAAGTCAATCAAGCGGTCTATCAAGTTGAGCAGCTCACGATCGAGGAAGATGGATTGGTTAGTGTCGCCGCGATCCACGTACCGGTTACCGACACAGGCGCTAGCGTGGTTGCAGATGATGTGCTGAACGGCTTGTTTGAGGTGGAAGAATAATGGCGTTCCCGTCCCTAACACCAACAAGCCGCGAGTTCTCGCCCGGCGACTGGCCGGTCAAGCGATTTAACTCGCAGTCTGGATCCGAAATTCGCATCCTGTACGGCAACCAACGCAGCAACGCAAAACTCGGTCTTGGCTACGACAACATCAGCGACACCGAAGCGCAGCAGTTTTTGACTGATTACGACGCACAATTCGGCACACTCCGCACTTTTGATTTGCCGGCAGCGGTCACCACTGGCACATCAGTTGCCATGCAATCACCCGCTGGCACGAAGTGGCGTTACGAAGCAGAACCGCAAGTGCGTTCTGTACGTCCGGGCATTAGCAGCGTTACAGTGAATTTGGTGGCGGTGTTCTAATGGCCAAGATCTACACTGGCAAAGACGGACGCCTGCTGCTTGACGGCATCGAGCAGGTCAAGGTCACCAACTGGACGCTAAGCGGTTCGCTTGAGATGCTGGAAACCACCAGCCTTGGTGAATCGCAGCGCAGCTACGCCCCAGGCGTACAGGAGTTCAACGGCAGCGCCACGCTCCTGTACTACAAAGACGCTGCAGGTCGCAATGACGCTGGTACAGCACTGCGCAAAATCATCAAGACTGATGGCGTTTCGGATGGCGACACCGTAACCATCAGACTACGCCTTGTTGATGGCGACACCACAAGCGACATAGCGCTAACCTCATACATCACAAGTGTCAGTATTGGCGCCAGCGTTGGCGAGATCAGTTCTGCCCAAATCAGCTTCCAAGCAACGGGCGCATTGCAAGCGGTAACAATCTAATGGGCGTCTTTCTTGGCAACATCGGCAACGTCGAGCTGACGCGGCGATCTTTCGAGGGCGTCAAGCTGTCGCTGGTCAATCCCGGCGACGTCAACTACGAACGCAACCGCTTCAGCTTTGATTTTGCTGAAGGGATGCTGATCACTGGCGACCTAGTTGAAATAACCGCAACCGACGGAACCAACCTTGATTTCATCTCTCCTGATGGCTGGAGCGATGGCGTAGTCCGCGAAAGCGGCAAGTGGTTTATCCATGTTGATGAACTCGGCTCCATCCGCCTGTACGACAATTTTGATGACAGCCTTGAAGGCAGCACTGCAGGCTTGATCGAGCTGGCTCAGATCAGCCGCGACATTCCGATTAAGGTCGACGTCGAAGACACCTCAGGTCGCTTGCTCGCCAGTATTACGGATTATGAACTCAACACTAACCGCGAAACTGTCGACATCACATCGTTGTCGGATGAATACCGGCAGCAGTACAGCAGTCTGATTACAGGTAGCGGACGCTTCACTGCGCAGTGGGATTACGTCAATGAATTGCAGCAGGAACCCGTCAACTACTTGATGCAACTGGTGTTGCGCACCGAGATCGGTTCCGGCTTCCATGCCAAGCTGTACATCAAAACGCTTGGTGCCAGTGCTTCTGGTGGATCGTTCTCGGGAACGCAAGTCAACGATGCACTGTGGTGGGAGTTTGATGCGCTTGTCACTAGTAGCGCTACCAGCTTTGCACCTGGCGACATTGTGGTCAGCACAATAGATTTTGTAGCGACAGGACCGATTAAGTTACGTGCTCGCACTACCCCACGCCGTCGATTGCTGCAAGAAACGGGCGATCCGATCAAGTTGGAAGCCAAGACAGGCGATGGGTATCTGTTGCTGGAGGACAGTGATGTCTAAAATGATGGCATCGACTGACGAGCGCGTACGTGTCTGACCTCAGAATCAGCGAGCTACTGCAGCTTGCCGGCTCCAACCTTGCCGCTGGCGACTTCCTGCCTGTAGCTGATGTCAGCGCAAGTGAAACCCGTAAGATCACGGTCACAGACTTTTTCGGTAATGCGTCGACGCTGATTGCCGATGCAACCATTCCAAGCGCCAAAATTTTGTTTGGTGCTGGCTCTATTCCCGGCAGCGCACTGCAAGGCGAAACCGTTAATACTTCGCAAATCGCTAACGATGCAATTAACGCTGCAAAGCTTGGCAATAATTCCAGTGTTCGACTTGTAACTACGCTGCCCGCTTCTGGAGATTTTATTGGTCAGATCGCGCTTGACACCGATGATCTGAAGATCTACTGCTGGAACGGTTCCGTTTGGCTGTCGATCAAAGCAGCGGGCAGCATCAATACCATCGTCGGCGGCGACGCTGGCGTGGTGAACGTCACGGCTTCGCAGACTGGCGATACCGTCACCATCAACACGACACTTGATAACACCACCGCCGCAAGTCAGTTTCTCGCTGGTCCGACGTCCGGCGCTGGCGCAGTAGCTTACAGAACAATCCAAGGTGCCGATCTACCAACCGCCACGACGACCTCAAAAGGCGGTGTGATTGTCAACGGAAACGGACTAACCGTTTCTGGCGACACCCTGGCAATCAACAACACAGTCGCCGCCAGCGGAACCAACTACGTCGTCACCTACAACGCTCAAGGTTTGGTGACGGGCGGTCGCGCCATCATTGGTTCCGACGTCCCAGTAGCAACTTCTGGATCTGTTGGCGTTGTTGCCCCCGGTGCCGGACTCGGCGTTAATGCCGCTGGCACAATCAGCCACACCAATAGTGTTACCCCTGGTACTTACGAAAAAGTCACGGTTGACGCCCAAGGTCACGTCACTGCCGGTGGTCAACTGGTCAGCGCCGATCTTGCTGACATCAACTTCAGCGCCAGCCAACTCACCACCGGCACAATCAGCGGTGATCGCTTTGCTGCCAATTCAATCACTGGCTCGAAACTAGCCAACTTCGCCGTTACGCAGATTGGCGGTTCAGGTTCCACCGCAGGCGTCGTTGTCTTCCCGACCGCTGATTACACCGGTCAGTATTTTTACGACTCGCTAAACGGCGATCTGTATTTGTACGACGGTAACGCTTGGCAGCCGATCACAATTACAGCAGGCGAAATTATCTTCGCTGGTACGTTTAGCGCCAATCCCACATACAACAGCGGCGCCGGCAAAATCCTTACGCTGACTAGCGCTGGCTCAGCACTGGGACTGTCGGTTAATACCGCTCTCCCCGCTGCTGCGGCTACAAACAGCAGGTATTACTTTGTGGTGTCGGAGGGTGGCACCCCGACTACCGGTAACGCACCTCAAGTTGCGCTTGCTCCACCGGACATTGTTCTGTCGGATGGAACCGCTTGGACACATGTCGATGTGTCGTCGACGGTTGCAGCGCAAACTGCCTCGAACATTACAACCACTGCTATTTCCGGCGTAACCGGCAGCAATGTCCAGGACATGCTGGCATCGCTGAACACTATCAAAGCAAACAAGGCTGGAGATACTTTTACCGGAAATGTCACGCTAGACGCTGTCAGTCTTGTTTACGACACCGGTTCGTTTAACACCACAATCTCGGCAGCTACCGCCTCAGCGGCTCGCGCAATTACTTTTCCAGATCTAAGCGGCACTGTTCTTGTTAGCGGTAATGCGAATATCGTCAATGCCGATGTTTCCGTTAGTGCTGCTATTGCCTACAGCAAGCTTGCGCTGACTGGCAGCGTTGTAAACGCTGACATTGGTGCTAGTGCTGCCGTCGCCTACAGCAAGTTGGCGCTAACAAATAGCATTGTCAATGCTGATATTGCGAGCAGCGCTGCTGTTGCTTACAGCAAGCTCAACCTGAGCAGCAGTATTGTCAATGCTGATATTGCTTCTGGTGCAGCGGTCGCTTACAGCAAATTGGCGCTCAGTAACAGCATTGTCAACGCCGACATTTCTTCAAGCGCTGCTATTGCCGATAGCAAACTTGCCACTATTTCTACTGCGGGCAAGGTTAGCGGTGCAGCAATTACCAGCGGTACGATTGGAGGCAGCACTGCAATTAACACTAGTGGCGCAATCGCAACATCAAGCACGCTTAATGTTACAGGTCAAACCACGCTTAAAGAAATCAAGGAAACTATTTATGACCTGACTGGTACTGCTATTGATCCCGCAAACGGAACGGTTCAGTACAAGTCATTGAGTGGTAACACTACATTCACCGAAGCACTGGAGAGCGGGCAGTCAGTATTGCTTCGGCTTGAGAACGGAAGTAGTTATACGGTGACGTGGCCAACAATTACTTGGGTATCGGCGGGCGGCAATGCGGCTCCCGTACTTACCGCAAAAGATGTGCTGGTATTTTGGAAAATCAGCACAACCCTGTATGGTGCTTATGTCGGGAGTTATGTCTGATGATTAGTAAGCTCTTGCTGTTGGCCGCAACCGGCGAACTCACCAAAGATTATTGGATTGCACGTCTTTCGACAGCAAGCAACGATGAATACGTTAGTGGCATAGCAGTGACCGCAAATAATGATATTTATTTTTGCGGCAGATATCCGACAAGCCCTGGTTATGCGTTAATTGGAAAAATGGACAAAAATGCTAATCTTAGCTGGCAGCGGTCTTTGGGTTCTGGCGGATTTTACTCTTATGCCGCTGTTGGCATAGCTTTGGACAGCTCTGAAAACTCATATATCGCACTAAATGAAAGCGGAGGTGGCACACTTGCTGTTGTCTGCAGCTACTCTTCTTCCGGCTCCATTAGATGGCAGAGAAGAATTACAAATGCCTACATAAATGCTATAGCAACAAATTCAAGTGGCGATACATACATTGCCGGCTATACTGGCAGCTTTGGCGCGGAAGAAGCTTACATAGCAAAATACAATTCGTCTGGCGTGCTGCAGTGGCAAAAAATCTTATCAATGGACGAAGGCCAAAGCTCGCTTTATAGGGCAATTACTCTTGACGCTAGCCATAATCCTGTTGTGTGCGGAAATTATGCTCCTAGCACTTTTAATCGTTTTTTAACAGTTAAATACAATTCATCTGGCGCTCTTCAGTTCCAGCGAAGTGTTCATACAACTGATGCAAACTGGACAGCAACGGCTATCGCAACAGACGCTTCTTCCAATGTATTTGTTTTTGGCAAAGGAAATGACGCGTTAGGCGCAATTAAATACACAAGCAATGGCACTTATTCGGCATCTACGATTATTAACCGAACAATTAACAGTGTTGCCGCCGCTGCAAAAGACTCTTCTGGTAATATATATATCGTTTCAACAGATAATATAGGTACTTATTTTTCGGGCACAGAAAGACGCAACGATTTTTATGCTGTAAAATATGACAACAGTCTTTCAGTGCAGTATCAACGTTATTTGGGTACCACAAATTCGGAAACGGCCTATGCAATAGCTGTGCAGCCATTCAGTTTGTATTTGGCAGGCGCAGCATTTACATCTTTTGTTTTTGGGCCGACCGCCCCTAATGGCTTAGTCGCTCATTTGCCATTAAATGGCTCCGGAACTGGTACGTATGGCTCGTATTACTACAACAGCGCAAGTTGGAGCACTGCGTCTATGACTCTTCTTTTTAATACAACATCAATTAGCGACAACTCGGTAACGCTTACCGAAGCCGCATCGACCCTTGCCGACTCCGCCGTTACACTAACAGTAACGAAAACTGACGTGTAATGCTCGCTTTTCTCGCTGACCCGCAAACGCCCATCGGGCGCCAGCAGCTCCAAGAGCGGTATCCGCGCGTCAGTTTTCCAGCCGACCTCGAAAAAGCTGACCTCGCCTCCTACGGCGTGATCAGCATCCGCGAAGTCCCAATGCCCGAGTGCGATTACCGCACCGAGCGCGTGGTGCAGCTTCCGGTTGAACAGGTCGAAGGCATTTGGACGCAGCGCTGGGACGTGCAGCCGCTGTCGAGCGAAGAGCAACAGATCATCGTCGACAACCATGCCAATGGCGTCCGCCGAGAGCGCAATGCACGTCTAACCGCTTGCGACTGGACCCAGCTCCCCGATACCGGTCTCGATGCTCAAGTTCGTATCAACTGGGCGAAGTACCGCGCTGAACTGCGCAACGTTCCATCGCAAACCGGATTTCCGTGGAACGTGACTTGGCCACAGCAGCCTGAGTAACCTGTACTTACGGCACTGAAGTCATGATCTACCCCGCTACCTACAACCTGACGATTCTGCAAAACGCAACTTGGAAAGGTTCGTTTCGTGCCACGCAGAACCGTCAAACGCTCAGCAGTATCAGCATTGCAGGCGGTACGCCTACTTTTAACTGTGATTGCCACGGCTTAACGGCTGGCGACAAGGTTGTATTTACAGGTGGCACCACAATTCCATGTGGCTTGACGCTTAATACGATCTACTACGTCATCTCTGCGGGTCTTACCACAGGTGCTTTTCAAGTCAGCGCTAGCAGCGGCGGTAGCAGCATCAGCGTCACTGGCACAGCAACTGGCACGTTTTACGTCGCCGAGCCCGTCAACTTAACCAGCTACGGCATCGACGCTGACATCCGTGGATTGATCGACAACAGTTCGATTGCAACATTCACGCCATCAATTACGACTGCTGCCGATGGTTTGTTTGAATTGCTGCTGCCAAAAGAAACCGCATTGACGCTTGCAGAAGGCCGCTACGGCTGGGATTTGTCGCTGACTACCTCCGGCGGTGAGCGTTACTATTGGCTTACAGGTGTCGCCACCGTACAGCGCACGTACTCACGGAATTGATCCATGTCTGACGTACAAATTGCGGTTATTGACCAGCAGGATACGCAAATCGTGCTGGCGGTACCTGGCGTGCAAGGCGCTACCGGCAGCTCAATTCCATCTGGCGGCACAGCAGATCAGGTGCTGCGCAAGAACAGCAGCACCAATTACGACGCCAACTGGTCGCAGGTGACCTCGGCGATGATCGCCGATGGAACCATCGTTAATGCAGATGTCAACAACGGCGCTGCCATCGCTGGCACCAAGATCAGCCCGGATTTTGGCGGTCAAGCTGTTACGACCACAGGTCAGGTTAATGCTGCACGTGTCAACGTCACTGCAAACACAGCACCCAGCAACGGCATTTATCTACCTGCCTCAAACACCGTAGCGGTAGCAACTAATGGCACTGGGAGGTTGTTTGTTGATGCGAGTGGCCGCGTAGGGGTGGGCACTACGAGCCCTGCAAGCGGACGCGCGCTGACATTGGATAACGCTTCTAATTACTATGGATTAGAGTTGCAAGTAGGCGGCACAAGTATTGGAAGTTTAATCCAAGAATCAACGGGCCTTCTTTATTTGGGCACTACAACTGCAGGCGGCGCTCTTGTATTGAGAAGTGGTAATCAAGCAGAAGCCGCCCGCATCGACTCCAGCGGCAGATTAGGCATAGGGACTAGTTCGCCTGGGTTTAAACTTACAATTGAAGACAGCGCAACACCTCGAATTAGAATTGGCGATGGTGTCAGGCATCTAAACGTAGACGGTGGTTCTGCAAGTCAAAACGCAGCTATTGGCACAGATTACAGCGGTTCGTTTGGAATCTACACCAATGGCGCTGCAAATACTCGTCTTCATATAACCTCGGCAGGGCTTGTAGGGATTGGCACTACTGACGCTAGAGGCGTATTGCGGCTTGCAGGTTCATCTGCAAATGCTTTTCCAAACAACGGCGGTCTGTTGTGGCTTACCGATACGAACGCTGCAACGGACTACAAAAACTGGAGTGTAAGTTCTATCAATGGAGACTTTGGAGTAGCAAGAGGAAGTGACGCCTTTAATACGGGTCAAAACGCATACAAGATCACTGGATCGGCGACGCAAGGATATGTAGGCGAACACATCTGGTACACAAACAATTCAAGCGAGAAAGTCCGAATCTCAAACTCGGGGCAGCTCTTGGTTGGTACGTCTAGTGCGCTTAGCGGCCCCTACTGGACCAATTTGGCAAACTTGCAGGTAG